ACCTGTCCAAGATGCACGACCTGACGGCCGCCTGCCTGTATGGCGTGTACCAGGGCGTCAACATCATCATCCCGCACTGCTGGTTCCCGGTCACGGCCGCGGCCGTTAAGGCCGAGGAGGACAACATCCCGCTTTTCGGATGGCAGGAGGATGGCTGGCTGAGCATGTGCAATGACAAGTCTGTCAACCACGCGGAGATCGTCGCTTGGTTTGTGCGGATGCGGCAGATGGGCTTTAAGATCGCCGAGGTCGGGCACGACCGAAAATTCTGCCGCGAGTACTTCGCCGGCATGAAAAAGGCCGGCTTTAAGATCATCGACCAGCCGCAGTACTTTTACAAAAAGTCGGAGGGCTTCCGGCATATTGAGGCCGCGGCAAAAAACGGCCTGCTGTACTATCTGCACGCCGAGCCGTATGAGTACTGCGTGCAAAATGTCCGAGCGATCGAAAAAACGGACGACATGATCCAGTATGAAAAGATCGAGCCGACGCTGCGCATCGATGTCTTTGATGCGTCCGTCTTTGCGGCGATCCGGATGCTTGAAAACAGCGAAAAAGCAGCCAAAGACCTTGGCTGGTTTGCGTGAGGAGCGTGAGATATGAGACTTTTCGCGGGCCGCAAGGCGGCCAAAAAGCGAAGCGTCGGCGGCCTGACCGGGTGGATCGTCGGCAGCGACGGGTCTGCGATGCAGGTGCCCGGCTACACCCGGCTGATCGACTGCCCGGAGGTCGCCGCGGCGGTCGATGCGATCGCCGGCAGCGTCTCCAGCATGACCATCCACCTGATGGAAAACACCAAGGCGGGCGACATGCGCGTGCGCGATGCGCTGGCGACCAAGGTGGATATCAACCCCTACGGTCTGACCACACGCAAGACGTGGGTCGAGTGGATCGTGCGCACGATGCTGACAACCGGCGATGGCAACGCCTTTGTGCTGCCAGTGACGACCAACGGTTATCTGGACGACCTGATGCCGATGCCGGATGCAACCGCGCAGCCGGTCGGCGACAGCTACGTCGTGCAGTGGCGCGGGCGCAGTTTTGCGCCGGACGAGGTGCTGCACTTTGTGCTCCACCCGGACTTGACCTATCCGTGGCGCGGCACCGGCTACCGGGTGCAGCTGCGCGACGTGGCCGCGGGCCTTAAGCAGGCCGCAGCGACCAAGAAAGGCTTTATGTCCGAGAAGTGGAAGCCCTCCATTATCGTCCGCGTGGACGGCATCGCCGAGGAGTTTGCAGGCAAGGAGGGCCGCCGCAAATTTTTGGACGACTACCTGAGCACCGACGAGGCCGGCGAGCCGTGGGTGGTGCAGGCCGACCTGATGGACGTGCAGCAGATCAAGCCTCTGTCGCTGCAGGACCTGGCAATCAACGACGCCGTGACGCTGGACAAGCGCACGGTGGCCAGCGTGATGCATGTCCCGGCGTTTTTGCTGGGCGTCGGGGACTATGACCAGGACGCCTACAACAACTACGTGCGCTCGACAGTGATGGAGATCGCCACGGCCATCCAGCAGGAGCTGACCAAAAAGCTGCTGCTCTCGCCGTCCCGGTATTTCCGCCTCAATCCGCGCAGCCTGTATGCCTATAGCATGGCCGACCTGTCGTCGGTCGCGTGCGACCTGTATGTGCGCGGCCTGATGACCGGCAACGAGGTGCGCGACTGGCTGGGCATGACGCCCAAAAAGGACCTCGACCAGCTCGTCATGCTGGAAAACTACATCCCCGCCGGCATGATCGGCGACCAAAAAAAGCTGATCCAGGATCAGCAGAAGGAGGGCAAAGATGTCTGATAGCAACAGCCGGCAGGGCCGGCAGCTGCGGAGCACGCCGCAGCAGTTTTGTACCCGCGACGATGGCGGCGATCTCGTCATCGAGGGTTATTTTGCCGTGTTTGACAGCCCCTATGTCCTGTGGGACGGGGCAACCGAGATTGTCAAGCCGGGGGCATTTGCCGGATGTCTGTCCGGCGACATCCGCGCACTGATCGACCACGACACACGGCTTGTGCTCGGCCGAACCAAGGCCGGCACGCTGACGCTGCGCGAGGATGCGCGCGGCCTGTATGGCACAATCAAAATCAATCGGGACGATGCCGACGCCATGAGCCTCTATGCGCGCGTCCAGCGCGGTGACGTCGACCAGTGCTCGTTTGGGTTTGACATTGAGGAGGAGACCTTTGTCGACCTCGGCGGCGGACAGTGCCGCTGGGAGATCAACAAGGTCAACCCACTGTACGAGGTCTCGGTCGTGACCTATCCGGCTTACGAGGAGACCGCCGTCAAAGCCCGCCATGCGGATCTCGCCGAGATCCAGCGCCGGCAGGCCGAGGCGTGGAAAACCAAGATGATCAACAGACTGACAGGAGGAGATAACCATGGCACTTAAAGTACTGCTGCTGCGCAATAAGCTGTCCGCCGTCAACGCGACGCTCGCGCAGCTGCGTGAGCAGGCTGCGGCGCTGGAGACCCGCGAGAGCGAGCTGGCCGCAGACATCGAGGCGGCCCAGACCGACGACGAGCGCGCCGCCTGCGAGACGGCGATCGGCGAGTTTGAGGCGGACCGCGACAAGGTGACGGCAGACATCGAGGCCGCCGAGGCGGATGCCGCGAGTCTGACTGAGCAGATCGAGGCCGCCGAAGCCAACGCCGCCGAGGCCCGCAGCGCAGCCCACACCAACCCCACACATCACACTGAGAGAGGAGCACACAACACTATGCCTACCAACACCGCGGGCGATGCCCGCAGCCGTTTTTACGGCATGACTTACGCCCAGCGCGACGCATTTTTTGCCCGCGATGACGTCACCGCATTTTTGACCCGCACCCGTGAGATGCTTGGCCAGCAGCGCGCCGTGTCCAGCGCCGCGCTCGGCATCCCGGAGGTGATGCTGGACATCATCCGCGACAACATCAACCGCTACAGCAAGCTGATCGGCTACACCCGCCTGCGCCAGGTGCGCGGCAAGGCGCGCCAGAACATCGTCGGCACTGTGCCGGAGGCCGTGTGGACGGAGATGGTCGGCACGCTCAACGAGATGACTATCACCATCAACCAGGTCGAGACCGACGGCTACAAGGTTGGCGGCTATGTCTTTGTGTCCAACTGCTACCTCGAGGACGACAACAACATCGGCCTTGCGACCGAGATCCTTGACCAGCTCGGCCAGGCGATCGGCTACGCGCTGGACAAGGCCATCCTGTTTGGCACCGGCACCAAGATGCCGGTCGGCATCGCCACTCGCCTGGCGGCTGCAGCGTCTCCGGCGTGGTGGGGCACCAACCAGGGCACGTTTACCAACCTCAGCACCAGCAACGTCAAAAAGCTCAACATCGCCGCCAAAAACGGTGCGGAGTTTTACGCCGATCTCATCGGCGCGCTGGGTGTCGCCGATACCAAGTATTCGGCCGGAAAACCCGTCTGGGTGTGCAACCACAAGACGCACATTGACCTGCAGGCCAAGGCACTGGCCTTTAACAGCGCGGCTGCCCTGACCGCCGGCGTCACGTCCGAGCTGCCAGTCATCGGCGGTCAGATTGTGGAGCTGGACTTTGTCCCGGACAACCAGATCATGGGTGGCTACATGGATCTGTATCTGCTGGCCGAGCGCGAGGGCACAACCCTCGAGCAGTCCACGGAGGTCAAATTTATCGAGGACCAGACTGCGTTTAAGGCAACCGCCCGCTACGATGGCAAGGCGTTTGTGATCGTCCGCTACGACAACACGGCGGCGACCACCAGCCTGACCTTTGCGTCTGACGCGGCCAACACGACGCAGTCCACGCCGCCCGCTGGCGGCAGCGACTAATGGCGGACGTCAGCTCGGCCGAGACGGTGCTTGCGCTGCTCAAGGCTGATCTCGGCGTGACGCATACCAAGCGCGACGAGTACTTTGCGGCGCTGATCGCGGCTGCAGCCAAGATGCTGCGGAAGGAGGGCATCATCCTCGACCTGAGTGATCAGGCCGACCAGCTGCTGCTGGAGATGTACGCCGCGCACCTGCACGAGCGCAGGCAGCAGCCGACCATGGCAATGCCGCGCTACCTGCGGGCAAAAATCAACAATCGGCTCTGCCATCAGCGGATGCAGGGCTAAGGTACAACACGCCGGTGTGTCCAAATTGGACACACCGGCAAAGGAGGGAGACGTGTGTACGATGATGTAATCAATCTGATCGCCATTGACGAGCGCGGCAACGACGTCGGCAAGCACGAGGTGTTTTGCCGGCGCGAAAGCATCACGCGCGCCGAGCACTACCAGGCCGCGGCCGTCGGGCTGCACCCGTCGGTGCAGTTTCGGCTGGCCGACTGGCGAGACTACGACGGACAGCGCTTTGTCGAGCACGATGGAAAGCGCTACATCGTCGAGCGCACCTACGAGACGCGGGACGGCGGGCTTGAGATCGTGGTGAGGTGACGGGCGCATGATGGTGATGGCAAACGAGCTCGGCGATGCGATCGCGGGTGTGCTGGCTGAGTACAGCCGTGACGTGCAGGATAAGCTGCGCAAAATCGTAGATGCAAGTATGCGCGAGCTGGTGATCACTACGCGCAAAACCGCGCCGAGGCGCAAGTCCGGCATCGGGCACTACTACAAGCAGATCGCGTCCAAGCTGACGCTTGATACGGACAGCGGATACGCGCGGACGTGGTACGTCAAATGGCCGGACTACCGGCTGACGCACCTGCTGGAGTTTGGGCACCAAAAGGTCAACGGAGGCCGCGTCGAAGGCACGCATTTTTTGCAAAAAGCGGTGACACAAGTCACCGAGAAGTACTTGCAGCAAGTGGAGGAGGCGGTAAGCGGTGGCTGATATCATCCCGGTGGTGCTGGAGGGCATCCGATACACAGAGACAGTCTGGGCGATGCCGCCGGAGCTGCCATATGCCGTGTATCATGATCACATCGACCGACGTGGCGCTGACCTGTATAACGGGATCACAGACCACGACATCACCGTGGAGCTCTACGCGCGTAAGCCGGTGCCGGAGCTGGAGAACCAGATCGGCCGGCGGCTCGACGCGCTCGGCATCGAGTACGTCCGGCAGGAGCGCGAGTGGATCGACACGGAGCACTTTTTTTATGACGGTGTATGACTTTACGTACACCGAGAAAGGATTTTGACTATGGCACTTAGTAAGCGCAAAGATATCACGCTGGGGTCCGGCAAGCTTTACGCACAGGAGTACACCGGCACGACCGTGCCGGAGACCGAGGCGATCTGCACGGACGACAACATCCTGGGCTACATCTCCGGCGGCGCGACGCTGTCGTACAAGCCCACCTTTTACACTGCCAAGGACGATCTTGGACTTGTGTCCAAGACGGTGATCACCGCCGAGGAGGTGACGCTTAAGTCCGGCGTGATGACGTGGGACGGCGACACGTTGGCCAAGCTCAGCGCGACTGCCCGCGTGACGGAGACCGACGCAGCGAGCGGAAAGCCCGCGAAGCGATCCGTTAAGATCGGCGGCGTCGACAACGCCGACGGCAAAAAGTACGTGCTGTGCTTTAAGCACGCTGACAAGGACGGCAAGCGCGAGCTTTACGTGCGCATCGTCGGCAAAAACCAGTCCGGCTTTGAGATCGCCTTTGTGAAAGACAAGGAGACCGTGATCGACGCCGAGTTTGCTGCCGACCCGATGGACTCGGAGGGCACGCTGATCTACTACGATGAGGTGTACACGGCATGACAAATCGCTTTACACTTGGCCAGCACAAGGCAATCTTTACGCTGGAGCTGCAGGACGGCCGCGAGCTGCTGCTGACCGTGCCGCCGCTGAGCGTTTTTAAACGGATGACGGCTATGCAGGACAGCGCGGGCGTGGACGAGATGATCGACATCGTCTGCGACATCCTTAACTGCAACCGCACGGGCGCGACGCTTACGCCCAAGGAGGTCGCCGGGCTTTTTGCCTTTGACGATCTCGTCGGCTTTTTTGCCGCATACTCGGACTTTGTCTCGGGGGCGACCAAGGCAAAAAACTGACAATCCCGTACTATCCCGATGACGGTGATGGTACGGGATGCCACTACACGATCGAGACGGTCGGAGAGCATCTGGTGGCACAGTACGCCAACATGCCCTTGCCGGACGTCTGCGATCTGCTGCTGGATGACTATATGCTGCTGCTGCGCGACGCCTTTATCGCGCGCAAGCTGCAGTCAGCAGACGGCCGCGAGTATCTGGATAACGCCTGGAGGCTGGAGCAGACTGAGCCGGATGTGGACGGGCTGCGCAGCACTTTCGGGCGGCAGGAGGAGGTGGATGCTTGAGCGGCAAAGGTACGACACTTAAGGGCATCACCGTCGAGATCGGCGGCGACACCACAAAGCTTGGCGACGCGATCCTTAAGGCGCGCAAGTCGGCAAAAGATTTGAGCGGCGAGCTACGCGGCGTCGAGTCGCTGCTTAAGCTTGATCCCACCAATACTGTCCTGCTTGCGCAAAAGCAGGACATCCTCGCCGAGTCGATCGCCGGTGCTAAGGACAAGCTTAAGATGCTGATCGCGGCGCAGGAGTCGATGTCCAAGCAGCTCGCCGATGGCAAGATCAGCCCGGAGCAGTACCGCGATTTTGAGCGGGAGATCGAGTCGACGCGCCAGCAGCTCACCCGGCTGGAGGCAGCCGCCTCCGGGACGGACGACGCCGTCGCTGATGTCGGTGACGCAGCCGAGGAGGCCGGCGAAAAAGCCGAAAAAGCCTCCGGCGGATGGACCGTCTTAAAGGGCGTGATGTCGGATCTCGCCTCGAGCGCGATCAAGGCAGCTGTAAGCACCGTCGTGGACGGTGCGAAAAAGATGGTATCTGCCGGCCTGGAGTACAACCAGGCGATGGAGGGGTACGTCACAAACTTTACGACGATGCTCGGCGGGAGCTCGGAGGCTGCCAACGGCATGGTCGGAAGCCTGCAAAAGCTGGCATCGGCCACGCCGCTGGCCATGTCGGACCTCGCCGGCGGCGCGCAGACACTGCTTGCCTTTGGCGTGGCGTCGGACGACGTGTCCGGCACGCTGCAGCGCCTTGGCGACATCTCGCTCGGCAATGCCGACAAAATGCAGTCGCTCGCCCGCGCCTACGGCAAGGCCACGGCGCAGGGCAAGCTAACCGGCGAGACCGTCCAGATGATGATCGACGCCGGCTGGAACCCGCTGATCGACATCTGCGATCAGACGGGCGAAAGCATGGAGGATGTGCAAAAGCGCATGGCCGCCGGCAGCATCTCCGCCGAGGAGCTGACGCAGGCGGTAAATCACGCGACGGACGCGGGCGGCAAATTTGCCGGCGGCATGGAGGCGGCCAGTAAGACGGTCGCCGGTCTGACGTCGACACTGCAGGACAACGTCAACGCGATGCTGGGCAAGCTAATGCAGCCGGTATCCGACGCGATGCTGTCGACGCTGCTTCCGACGGCGATCGACGCCGTCGACCAGCTGACGATGGCGTTTGAGGATGAGGGCATAGACGGCTTTTCGCGCGTCGCCGGCAGCCTGATCGCGTCGCTGTCAATCCCGGCAGCGCTTGCCTTTATCGGCGCATTGGTGACGGGGCTGCTTTTGGCGACGCCGGACCTGACGGGTACGGCGATCGAGCTGGTGGGCGCGCTGCTGCTCGGCATCGCGGATCAGCTGCCGGGCATCATCACTGCGGCGATGTCCGCGCTGCTCGGCATTGTGGGCAAGATCACGTCCCCCGAGTCGATCACGCTGCTGATCCAGGCTGCGATGCAGCTGATGCTGGCACTTGCCCGTGGGCTTATTGCGGCGATCCCGCAGCTGATCGATGCCGTCCCTGGCATCATCACAAATCTCGTAGAGTCTTTTTACGCGATGCTGCCGGAGATCATCGGCGTGGGCATCGAGATCGTCATCGCGCTGGCGTCCGGGCTTGTGTCCAACGCCGGGCACATCACCGCGGCTGTGCCGCGTCTGGTGGAGACGATCGTCCGCGGCTTTTTGGCCGCCGTAAAGTCCTACTGGGACATCGGCAAGTCCATTGTCGACGGCATCCGGCAAGGCATCACGGAGCAGTGGCAGCGGCTTAAGTCGGATGTGTCCAACCTTTTTACGGGGCTTGTCAGCTGGATCAAAAATTTGCTCGGCATCCACAGCCCGTCGCGCGTCTTTGCGGATATCGGCCAAAACATGGCGGCCGGCATCGGCGACGGCTGGGCGTCTACGATTGGCGACATCAATCGCCAGATCGGCGAGTCGCTGCAGCCGCAGTACGTCGTCGGCGTGGATATGCAGGGGCTGTATGCGCAGGCGGCTACGCTGCAATCGGCCGCTGCTCCGGGCGCCGGCGGCGACATCGCCGCCGTGATCGAGCGCATGGACCGCCTCGAGCGCGCGATCACCGGGATGCAGATCTATATGGACGGCGACGCGCTTGTCGGCTCTGTCGCCACGCGCATGGACTATGCGCTCGGCGGCATCTACACAAGCAGGGCACGGAGGACTATTTAATGGCACTATCTTGTAAAATCGGCGGCGTGCAGTACGCCGGCCTGGAGCTGATGGGCGTGCAGATCGGACTGCCGGACGTAAAAACGCAGACCGTCAGCGTCCCCGGCGCGGGCGGCGAGCTGGATCTTACCGACGCACTGACCGGCGAGCCTATCTTTGGCAACCGCGCTATCAAGCTTAAGCTCGGTTTTTGCCCGCACGGATCTTTTGACTTTTACGCTTTCGCTGCTGCCGTGCATGGGCAGCGGCGAAAGCTGGAGCTCGACGGCCGCGACGGCTACTACATCGGGCGATGCACGGTGGGCACGCCGGACACATCGCTGGATCGCACGATCTTTGACCTGACGATCAACGCAGACCCTTACCGGCTGGACGACGCCGAGGTATCCGTAAAGATCCCGATGCTCGCGGCGTCGGACAACATCCTGATCGGTCGGAGCGTGACGGCGAGCGGGTCGTCAGGGTCGGTGGATGAGCACTATGATGTCGTCGGGGACGGAGCAAGCAGCGTGCTACGCATCAAGTCCGTTGTCGACACCGGTGGCGGCGTGTATGGCTACGCACGCTTCCGGCTGCCATGGCCGACCGCCGGAAGCTGCCTTGTGTCCGCGGATATCACCGGCGGGTGGTATACCATCGTGGACGTATCCGGTAAGCCATATGGCGACGGCAAAAGCAGGTGGATCTCCAGCGTGCCGGTCGGCGGGCTGTACATGATGCTGGAGACGATCAACCCCGGCGGGTGCACAGCAAGCAACATCAAGCTTTTCCGCGCGCAGCCCGGATCGCTTGCCGGGCTGTGCAGCGACCGGCTGATGTATCCGGCTTCCGACCAAGGCCGTGTGCAGATCTATCGCTGTGATCGCACGTATGCCCCGGCGACGCTCGGCGACCGCGAGACATCCAGCCCGTATCTGCAGATCCGCAAGACGCCGGACTACGCATACGCGATCGGCGGCGCGGCCGGCGAGCTTACGCTTACCGGGCGGAGGGGGTGGATCTGATGTACGCTGGCTATACAGACGGTACGCTGCTTTTTGCGGTCGGCATGGCCGGGCGCGAGATCTCTGCCGGCACGCTGCACCGCGCAGTCGGCGAGATCGACTCGGCGGATTTTGTGCTGCCGCCGTCCAACGCCATGCGCGACGTGCCGATCAAGCGCGCATCCGTGATCTCGATCCAAAAAGACGGGACGGAGATCTTTCGCGGCAGCTTGACTGACACGTCCACGGATCTGCGCGGCAGCCGCACCTATAGCGTGGACGGTGCGATGCTGTGGCTGGACGATATATGCAAAGCACCTTTTACGCTGTCACCAAGCACCGTGGAGTACTACGTCACCGCGCTGCTGACGCAGTATAACGCTGCGTGCGCACCTGCGCGTAAGATCTTGCTTGGTACGGTGGACTCCGCGCTGCCGACGCTGTCCGTGCAGCATACAGAGTATGTATCTACGCTGTCGCTGCTGCAGGAGGCCATGACGGCCGTTGGCGGGACGATGCGTCTGCGATACTCCGGAGGCAACGTATACCTGGATGTGCACAAAAGCTATCGCCATATGTGCACACAGCAGGTGGACATCCGCAAAAATTTACTAAATCTTACCGACAAAATCGACGGCGCGAACTTGCTGACGCGCGTCTACCCAGTCGGCAAGGACGGGCTGACGATCGACAGCGTAAACGGCGGGGTCCCGTATCTGATCAACGCAGACGCCGAGGCGCTGTATGGCCGCATCGACGGTACGGTGCAGGT